CTGCACCGTAACGAAACTTTTGTGCAGCTAATCCTGCTGCCAATTCGTCTTCTTTATAATTGTCTGCTGGAAGACCAGGCATCGGCGGTTTTGTTGCAGGGGGAACAGCAGCGGGAATAGTTGCTGCACTAGCACCCCGGCCAGCAAAAAAACCAGGGCCAAATAAGAACTGAGCACCTGGAAATGTAGGTGTCCAGTTAGGTGCTGCTGCTTTTTTACCGCTACGTTGACCGCCTTGGTATGGCATTATTTATAAGAAATCCTTACTTACAATAGTAACACTGGGCAATAAACATCTCCATGGAAGTTATTCAAACCTTTCCCTGCGGTACCACTATCGAACTTGGTGAAGACTGCCATCACAATCAAGTGCATAGAGTTTGTACTCCAGGGGGATCAATGTGTCGATTGGTAGAACCTTATCATTGTGCGCTTGTTTATGCCGAGCAGTACGAGGAGATGTATTGCATTAAACCTGAAGATTGAAAGTCAGGTATATCGCTGTTTGGGAATACGTTTGTACTGCCTAGGAATCCTTGAGATCCCAGTCGGCAAGCGGATTTCCTAGAGTGGCAAAGGAACGGACGCATAGTGGCTTATATGACGGCATTTTACTTAGGGAAAGAGAATTAGGGGTAGGTGTCCGTTCGTTCATTGTTACGGCATGAACAGTTTGATGGTGTATTGGTATCACCGTGAACAAAGAACGGACTCACAGTTACCCCTACTTCTCTTTCCTTAAGAGAAATAAGGGGTAAAAACACCACCTTTTGTCCGTTCCTTCTAACACTCCCTTCAAACCGTTGACATCACTGGGGATTCAGCCTTACCGTGGAGAGGAGCACAACCTCCCCTTCATGAATTACAAGACGTTTTTTCGTGATTTATCAATGACGGAAGACGATATTATTGATTTAGCGATCCCTTTGAAGATACTAAATGATGAATTAGGTAGGGGTAAGTGCTGGTGCGTAAAAAAGTACAGCCACCCAGCCTTTGAACATTTTCGATTGACGAACAGTAGTCGTCCCCTATTCAAGAACATAGATGCCAGGATGCTGGCGGTTGCTTTTGACAACCGGTTCCCCCCACTGGAGGAGGGTCGCTACACCGTCCTGGTGCGCAGACACACCTGCACATCTCAGTACTGCCTCAACCCAGCGCACTACTACTACGGGAGCCAGAGCGACGTGAAGAAGGAGCTGGCTAACCGCCGTGGTCGCAACATCAATGAGGAGGTCATTGCAGATATCCGGTCTCGTCGTGAGTCCAATAAGAAGAAGTGGACTTACAAGACCCTAGGTGAATTTTTCAATCTCCCCTACCATGTAGTACGTCGTATCTGCCTGGAGAACGCTTACACCAATGACTGACTCTACTGATCTCTCCGATAACCTTAACGAGGCTGTATCAGCTAAAGATAGCTACAGGAAAAAGTTAGAAGCAATACAAGAGAAAACCAAAAACAAATATTGTTTATGGCACCGTCGCAATTTTGACGGACACGTTAACAATTTTGGGTTAATGTACGAGTGCAAAGACTGCATAAAGGCCATAGAGAATGGACGGTGCACTATTGATGTCACTAATTTTGATCTTGATGTTTATTGGAATGTCCGTAACTTCTGGTTAAAAGTAGATATCAGAGGACCAGAGGAGTGCTGGCAGTGGCTCGGTGCAACGCGGCGCAATGAACATGAGAGTGTTGCGTACATGCCCAGCCCTTTCCATTCCGCCAAGATACAGTCCGCCCCCAGGGTTGCCTTCTGGCTTAGCCGTGGTTACACAGGTAAGTACAGGATTATGCACTTACCGGGGTGTGGTCCGCTCTGTTGTAATCCACTCCATCTTCGGATTAAAGAGCTAGAATCAGGTACCAACCCCACAGAGATTGCTGCAATCAATTTGAGTTATGGCAACATCTTCGAGCGAGCAAAAAGTAACAATGAAGGAGAGCTACCTGATTCCGAGTAGCTTTATCAGCAAGAACCCTAGCTATGCAGGCTATGTAGTTATTGATGGTACTGCAGAAGTAACTGAGTGGTTTGAAGATAAGGAAGATGCCTTACTGGAACTACGTTGTTTAGAGAAACAACTAAGCTATGAGTTGATTAAAACAACTCGTTGTGAAGGATTCTATCCGGAACGCGCTACAATTATAGAAGAAAAGTATCAAGCTAGTGGCCGTACAAACGGTTTATACACTAGCTTAATGTCAGAAGATGTCGAGGTTTCTAGCAACACTGCCGGTTAATACAGGCTTTGTAAACCTTGGATCAGTAGAAGCGTATCCAACTGGTGGTACCGGGCCGACTGCTTATGGTCCCACCAGTTACTACGGTAGCGATCCATTGCCTGCTCGACTGGGTGATTCTATTAATAACCCAGTTAATCTAGGCAATCTGACTCCTATTTATAAAACAATTACCATCAGCAATAGCCATGGTGGATTGAGTAGACAGCAAACAAGCTTCTACTCCTTTAAGTTATTGCAACCTCGTTCAATTAAATTAAGCCAGAACTTCAGTCAGTTTTCTACGACTTCAAATACAAACCGCAATACATTAGTAGCATTCTATAAGTTAGAGAATGGCACTCATAGGCGTGAGTTACCTATTAATGATTCCGGTTATGTAGTAGAAGAAGCATCCATTGAGAACGGTGATGAAGATAATGCTGTTGTAAGTTTTGATTATCCCAATACACAGTTGTCGCCAGGGGATTACATCTTCCTCATTACAAACGATATTCGTTACCTGGAGACGACCTATTCAATTACACTGGAGAGTTTTCTCAATGACTGGCGTTACGTTTACGAAGACGTAGATGAAGCACTGGACTTCCGTTTCGTTACAGAAACAGTAGATACCTTCATTGACTTTGGATTAATTACAGATTGACCATAGCAAAAAACCTGCTAACCTAATTAAAGGTCAGCAGGTCTTTACCTATGAAGACAATCTCATTCAAAGACTTTGAACAACACTTCGATGATTTCATCGACGATGTTGCGGAGAATGGTCGCCACTATAAAATTGACCTTGGCGACGGCAGGGCCGTCATGGTAGTTCCATATGAGGAATATGAATTCCTGGTTGGAACTTATGAAGAATGGTTAAATTCTATTGAAAACAGTCTCTAGATCTTTTAAAACTAGTCCTGGTAATATTTACTATTTTTATAATTTGGGATGCCAAAGATATTTGGATCACCTTTACTAATAGCATTTAAATACTGCCCTCGATCATCCTTCTTCTCTTCTTTTTCTTGCTCTTTCTTTGCCATACGTTGATCATATTGTTCTGCTAATTTTTCTTCACTAGGCAGCAAAGAAGTGTAATCAAACGTACCAAAACTCATTGGTTTATATTCCGCTCCTGCTGCACGTCCAATATTTGCATTGGCAAAATAATTCTCAGCAGCTTTGTTGACATCTGCTTGCAGCTGATTAGCTAATCCAGCCTGACTCATTAAATAATCACGACTGAATGTTGTACCCGTAATGATTGGGCGCTGAGGTTCTTGGATGACTTCAGTAGATGAGCGACCGCTACCCATTTTTACTTAAGCTTGACTTCTATACTTACTCTATCGGAGACAAACCTATACAGATGGGGAACCACCTGGAAACCACCGATGATCAAGGCAATAACCAAGATCAGTTCAGCATAAGTAATGGGTCGTCGCATTGTTACAGTCCGTTTACTGCTGAGTTTAGCGAACTTCTCAGCATGATGTCTACCAAGACGATGCTATCATTAATGTCAACTCAACAGAAGCACTTGGCCAAAGCACTGTGGGAAGCTGAAAACTTCGGTGGCAAACCGCTGCCTGGTCAAATGAAAGAGGTCTATCCAAAGCGGAACTACTACGAACTAGTTCTGATGATGGAGCATCAGCGCCAGTGGGAAGAAAAACAACGCTATTGCAAGGCTGCCAAAAGTTGTTAGGCTGCTAACAAATAAAGTCCTATGAATGAGCTACCGGTTTGTCGATCTAAATATCGAAGAGGTAACGGTTGAGAACTATGCAGAACTGTTGAAGCCCTCACTAGCTCAGCAGGTATCAGTCTTTGTGCCGCCAGAAGGTAGCTTTGAAACCCAAGATCTAAAGCGGTATCTGGAGTTGGTCAAAAGCTATGAGGTTAGTACAACTGATCTAGTGCATGGCCTTTCATTAGCAGATCAAATCCGTATTACTTTCAGTGATATGAAAGCCGCCACGATCTGCGAGAAGTTTCCTGACATTGATCTGGCAACCAAACGTCGTTATCGCTGCGTTGCTGAATACCTGATACGCCAGGGCGAACTTGCCAAACTTAAAGATGAGAACGGTAAGCTAGTTAAGAAGCTAGGTAATATGGGCAAGATGGTTGTCATCTACGAACCGTTACCTAAGATTTGTAAAACCTTACAGCAAACTGGTCTCGGACAGTTTATTAGAAATGAGCAACAGGCGGCAGCGGTTAATCAACGGTCTTCTTTCTACGGCCAAAACTGGTGGGGAGAAGAAGATGGCACAGCTAGTGATTGAGCGCATCTGCGCTGACATGTGTGACTTCTACGAGAAGTTTTATTACAACGAAGGACCTGGTGCCATCGTGTATGTTCCCGGTTCAGAGGATCCAGAGAACAGCATGTTCTATCTTCCCGTCAATGCGTTGATTCAGGCGCAATCTGATTTCAACTCCAGGGACATGGAAGGTCCTGCCAGCATCATGCAGAAAGCTATCGCTAGGGCAGAGGCAGTTGATCCAACCAAACAAGGCCTATTCATCATCCAAGATGAAAAGCAGATGTCCCTAATCTGTTATGACCGTGACCGTCCGCTGCCACTCTCTGATGTAGATACAGATGACTAGGGTAAAAGGTGCACACAGACATTACGAAGAAGCCTGCAGGATCTACAGGTTAGAGGATGACTGGTGCACTCCACCTGTTTATCTCCCTCATATTTATCACACACTGCAGCATATTGATTTAGATCCAGCCAGTACTGAGAAAGCAAATAACGAATTTGTTCAGGCTGAAAGGATCTTTACAAAAGAAGATGATGCTTTAAATCAGCAGAAACCTTGGAAGGGAAACATCTATTGTTTTCCTCCTACCTACGGACGCTGTTCCTTCAGTAAGGCACGTCAGACCTGGCGTTGGTCCTTACGTGGTGGTGGAATTGGTTCGCTTAGTCCAGCTAAGGCGTGGTTCAATCGAATTGAGAAGGACTGGAAACTGGGGTACATCAACTCAGCTTTGTTCTATACCACAACGGTAGAGATCATGCGGACCACACCTAGCATGTGGAACTACCCAATGTGTATCCCAAAAAAACGTCCTAGTTTGGTGCATGGACGTAAGTTCTTTCTTTATGAAAACTTTCCCAAGTGGGGATTCTTTGTTTATTTTCCGCCACGGGAAGTGGGCTTCAATCACCTAGACCGCTTCAAAGAAGCTTTTACTCCACTAGGAAACGTCGTGATGTGAACTAAGACGGTGTAGCCCTAAAGGAATTACGGTAGCTAAAGCGCCCATCAGTATTGCCGATGCTGGCAGAACCACGTGGGGAATAAGGGAGCGCACCCACAGGAACGGTTCCACCTTGGCCAGCAAAAACAAAACGGTCATCACCTTGACGTTCAAGTGTTGTCGGGAAGCGTTCAGCGCCTTTACGAGCTTGGATGTACTGACGCAGGAAGCTTACACCAGAATCATTGTCGGAAACCTCTTTGGCTTGCCGATAACGATTATCAACTGTGTAGGATTGACTCTTCTGTAATGCCATCCTAGTATTCTGACAGTCCTTAACGTTCCGCGTGGAAGATCAAGTCAATCATCCTTCTCACTACACAAAAGGCGGCATCGAATGCATTGAAGCCATAGAAGCTGCAATGAGTGATGAAGCTTTTCGTGGTTATTGTAAAGGAAATATTTTGAAGTATCTATGGCGTTATGAATCGAAAGGTAATCCGATTCAAGATTTACTTAAAGCACAGTGGTATTTAGAAAAGTTAATTCAGCAACATGAAGCATCTTCCTGAGCACGAATCTTCTCCTGTATTTGAAGTTCCAACTCTGTCTCCAACGGAATTAGACTGCTTGCGTACCTTAGAGTTTCTAGATCTTTTAGATCAGCTTCAAGGAAAGCAGAGCGCGATCCGATACAGTGAGGACGCTCCGACCACATCGTAAAGAATTTATCAATAATTTTGCCTCCAGGATCAGCCTTCAGGAGTTCTTTTTCCAAGTACTCAATAGCTTTTACCTGCTGGGGCGATCCATTAAATGTAGTAGCTACGTTAAGAAGACAACGAGGTAACTTACATTTATGATCTACAAATAGAGAAACTTCTTTATCAGGTTGCAGAAATAAATCTAATTCTGCTCGCCTGCGATTAATACGATTAGGGTCTGAAAAATAGTTCTTCTTTATAAATGGTGACCACTCACGAATAATATCTGACTTCCGAGCACTCTTATTGATTAGCTCTAACAACGTACATTGCTTAAACTGTACGATGCCAACGCTTTCAGCGTAACTTAAAACAGCAGCTTTCTTCTTTTCATTTAAAGGAACATAGACAACATTATCTACATACCTAGAAAAAATTTGCAAATCTTCTTTTAATTGCTTATCTAACTCTTCTCTACTTGCAACGGTATAAGGAGTAATTGCCTTCCCTTTCAAGCGCGGGCTACCGTAACCAATTAACCAATACTGCTCTTCTTTATTTGCTTGATAGGAAGTATATTCTTCAAAGCCAGTATGAATCCGGCACGGTGCATAACGCCGTACCAGTTCATACCCCAGCTCAGTAAAAAATGACACGAGGCATAGAGCCCCGCATCAGGGCTCAAGGAACAACAACAGAACCGTTATAGCTGATTTCGCTGTAAGCGTCATCAGTGGTCATCAACACCAGGTAATTCTTACTGGCGTTAGTAACCGTCACGGCAACAGCACCTTTTCCTTTGCCAGCTTTAGCAATATCAAAGAACTTGACATAGCCACTCGGTGCACTGCCTGCAGTGTAGTCATCGTCCTGGAAGATCTCGATGGTATTAATACCAACGCTGCGATCTAAGGTAACGATAAGGTCACCGGTGGAAGCAGGATTAACAAGGAAAGCACGTTGGCTGAGGTCACCAGTAGAACCGGGAAGAGCATCACCTTTGTAGGTCAGCTCAGCACCACTGGCGGTAAAAGTATCTTGGGTTCCTTGGAAAGTGCGGGTAGCCATTATTAGCTAATTTGGTTTTGAGTTTGAAACTGGAAGGTGATGTCAGCGTCAATACCGTGTTCCTTAAGGATGCTTAAGAACATTTGTCGGTCCATCATTTTCATGTGGAGCATGTCAACAAATGCTTCTTCTAGCTCATCACGGTCTAGATCCTTGATTGCCAGAGCTGCAGCATGGATAGCGAATTCACTATCAATGGGCAGATCTAGGGCATTGGCATCCATTGAAAAACTTACCAATCCGTCTCTACATCCTAACAGCTCTGTAATTTTTGGCTACTAGACGGTTGCAGTTTGTGCCCGAGGGGGAATGTACCGCTGATCTACAGTGAAGTGCGGTTCATCTGGAGCACCTTCAAAAATACCGGGAGCGATTTGAGGTAAGCGCTCGCTGACGTACTGATTTAAAAATGAGTTTGGGTCGGAAGGTGCCATGAAGTGCAGTGTGGCTGAGAGCAGTAATTCCTAAATAAACAGCAACAAAAACTAAGAGGAGTGTTGACATGTGCAATCCAGGTTGGATTTAAGCAGCCACTGGAACTTTTTGTGTGCCCGACCGCGTTCTATTGCTAAGTCTAGGGTTAGTTGATCTCCCATAGCTTCCGCTTCTTCTGCAAGAAGATTAAAAGAATCTGCAATCAGATTGTTATTGATGGCAAGAGTACGAATCATCCCGTCTTGATCAGCATAATCAAGAGGAACAGCTTCCATAGAAGAACGATTAAGATCTTCTACGGTCATTGGTGTGCTGATATCAAGAGAGCGGATATGTTCTGCAATAACATCTAATCCTTCTTGAAGCTCCTCATAACTTTCTTGAGTAAGTTTATGAATGGAATAAAACTTACTACCCATTACATTCCAGTGGACAATGTAAGTTTGATTGAGCAGGTAAGAAGTGTCTCTTAACAACTGAACAAGATGGCAATAGCAAGTTGCCTTAGGATCCATTTTCATCTTTGCCATTTTAGTTACCATTTGTTATCATTCACCATTTTACGCGATGACTCCAGTAGCGAGCTGACATCTTATCAGGATTAGGATCCTGGGCATTATGTCTAGCGTAGTATGACTTCTTTCTTGCTTTATCTTCTGCGGTTTTAGGATTCTTACCAGCACCCTTTACACCTTGTTGTCCAAAACGAACAATCTTTTCTTTGCCATCATCACATGCTTTGACTACATGTGATTTGGTTGGATGGCCAGGAGTTTTTTGCGGTTTATTGCACTTCATGTGCTCTTTAGCTAACCGCTTAGCTTTCGCTCGATCAGCCATCACATATAATTAGCACGACGCTCTTCGCTAGCAAGGGCCATGCTGGGAACACCCTGAACTCGATTATCCCAGCGAGTAGGCCAACGCTCATTGCGGGTTGCGAGTAAAGATTCTTCTGGCGCAGAAAAGTCTTCAGGAGACATCTTCCTGTCAATAAAGCCATCAAGAAATGATTTTCCTGCAGTTGTTTCCATTAGGCAGAAGCCGCAGTCTCAATAGGACTGGTTAGATAGATTGTTTGCGGTTTCTGTTCTAACCACTGCTTAATTCTACTAACCCTTTGCTCTGAGTACAAGGGATGTCCTTGTTTGATCCAGTCAAAAGGTAAAGTACTGGCCTTGGACTTATTACAGGAAGTACAACAGCAAGCTAAGTTATTGCGAGTACTGTGTCCACCTTTATGCTTAGGAATGATGTGATCAATGGTAGCGGTACGATCACATAATTGCTTATCGCAATAAGCACATTTCCAGTGCCAAGCTTCAAAGATTGATTCTCTAAATTTCTTTCGAGCACATTTAGGACTAAGAACAATGAGGTTCGCCAGGAGATCGTTCTCACTGTGGAACATACTTTATTCACAATTCCTAACATCAGAGTAGGGTGCACACACCTGTACTATCTGCTAGGCTGCGTTTGCCAGGAAGCGTGGCGGAATTGGTATACGCTGCGGACTTAAAATCCGTTGGTCATTGACCTTGTGGGTTCAAGTCCCACCGCTTCTATTAATCAGTTAGACCAATCTCTTCTAGAAATAGATCTGCCTCCAGGTCAGCAGGATCGTAGTTAGCATCTTCCAATAGCTTTAAAAGGAAGTAATGCACACGTTCTTGTACCCACCTCAGATCATCATCACTAACATCACAGACAATTGCATCCAGACGTAGCTCACGAGAGGGCTCACGGATGTGGTCTGCAAGCAGCTCTAGCGCCCGGTATCGCCCTTTCGTGAACTCACCTAACATCAGTCCACCCCAACCGTGCTCAGAGCTTCTTTAAGCTCAGCATCATCTTGATCGGCTTGGCGCTGCTTAATAACAGCAAGCAATTCAAGAGCACCTTGTACTTTGAGATAACCCTCTTTATTTCGCATGAGGTTTTCCTCTCCGCCACGGATTTCTTGTGTGAGAGCAGAGAGTTGAGCTGTCAGTCCTTTTTCAAGGTCAGCAAGAATGTCGTTCATAGTGAACCTCCTAATAGGCACACTATACCTATTGCAAATCTAACCACCAGCCTGTACCAGGACCTTCTACTGTCCAGCGTTTTTCAAAGAGGTACTCAGTGTAAAGGACACTGTTGCCATCTGTGTTGGTGTAGGTACCCGTGTAGTTATCGAGAGCACCCCAAGGATCGTGAACAACAATCTTTTTCTTTTCTGAGTGGTAGCCAATAACAAGGATCCAGTGGCCAAAACCACTGGGAGACTTGGCTGGACCTTTGTGAAGGATGCCTACAGGGCAGGGAATATTGGCATCAAGTTTACGCTTGAGGCGGTCTAGTGTTCCATCTTGATGGAAGGTAGCTTTAATCCGTAGACTATTTAGAACTTTAATCTGTGTTGCAACATCAGTAGTATCACCTACTGCAAACACTTTTTGTAAGTATTCGTTATCATTAGCAACTGATCCTGGCCGTAAATACATAGCAGCCATAGCGCATGTAGAGGAGAAGCAAGTACGGCCAGCATCACGATAGTTATCTCTCTGGGATTGATAAGGTACTTTTAGTACAACACCATCATAAGCAACTTTAGGAACTTCATTTGGAGTTGGTTTGTCACCAGTAAGTCCATACCAGTGTTCATCAAATGCCCACCAAGTACCAGCACCCCAGGGAAGATTAATTTTGGTATGACCATCTTTCTTTTCAAGAACTTCTACACCTTTGTAAGAACGGTTCTCTTTGATGCTGACCTTTTGGTGGTTAGGCAGGAGTGTACTCTGAACAGGTTCTTTCTTTAGTTGTGTAGCACGACTAGAAATAATATCAATTGTTTCTTTTTTAATGATGGGTTGACCAGATGTAAACAGTTCTACCTCTTTTTCACGCCGCTCAACTAGACCAGGAAGTGTCTTAGATCCAGCTTTAACCCACTTAGGTAACTCTTCTCTAGCAACAGTATTAGGATCTTCTCCTTTATTAAGGCGCTTCCGTAAGGTTGATTCCTCTAATGCACCAACCCCACAATTAAAAGTAAACGATACAAGAGCATCAAACTGTTGTTGATTTAAAGGAACAGTAATTAGAAGATTAACAGCATCTTCAAAACGCCTTACATCAATACGAAGGATTTGTTCTGCTCGGTCTTTTGTGATTGTTTTACCTGGTACAGCATCTTTACCAGTGTGTCCCCAGCCAATGGTCCAGACACCAGCAGCACACTCATAGGCAGTAAGACGCAGCCCTTCAAACTGTTTAATAAGATCTAAACCAGCAGTAGAAATTTTCACAGCGATGCTTCAGCTGTGTTTATTGTACTGCTGACTTATTCTGCGTTACGAGACAAACTAATTAGTGTTGTTAGCACACCCATCAATACTGTAATAGTGCGAGCGTCAACATCACTGCAACCCATAGGAGCAGGGTCTATTTTTTCTGCTTCTGGAGTACCAACGTATTTAGCGTACCAAGGCCAGACAGTAGGGAGCACGTAGAACCTGCAGGCACCCCACTGAAGTGTAGATACTAAAACAATGGCTGCAGCGCATCCAACAATAGATCGCCACAGCCAGTTTGTCATGATGTATTAGTGAGTAAGACTACGAGCTAGCAAGACGCTTCATACCACCGGCATTCTCGGTGTAAAGACGATCAAGAGCTGCCAAGGCGGCAGCTTCCCTTTCGCCAACATCCTCCTGATTGCTTAGGTCGAGGCTGGCTTCGCAGTATTCATCCCAGGCTTCGGAATCAGACATATTTGTGAGTAGAACTACGCGCCCTTGAGAGCTGCTACTTCGGCTTGAAGAATCTGAACTGTTGCCGACAGTTCTTGAATCGCTCCAACCAATAAGGGGAATAACTCACTGGTGGGGGCAATGGATTTAATACCGTCCTCCCCAGTGTTGACGGACTTTGGAAGAACTTGTTCAAACTCTTGCGCTATAAATCCTTTTACGTCCGTACAACACTCTTTATGCTCTTGCTTCCAGTCAAAAACAACCGGGCGAAGCGCATTTATGCTATTTAAGCAACCTTCAAGATCACGAATGTTTTCTTTAAGAGTTATATCCGAAGCGTTAGCAAATGCAATGTTGCC